CGTTAACAGTACGACCGATAACATTGCCAATGCCGCCGCCGCCTTGATTGCCTTGGTTAGCATTGTCAAATTGAATTGTTAATGCAATTTGTGCTGGGTCATTACTGTTGTAGGCAAAGTCACCATAGTCCACGCTCTTTAGGTAGCATCCGTACAATTGCCAGCTCTCTAGTACAACAGGTGTAGCTGTGCCGTTGCCGCCGTCTAGTACTTCGAATGTAGTTGTGAACTTGTAATCGATACCAGAAGCAGCACTTGCCATTTCTAAAAAGTCCATTTGTTTCTGAACTTGTTCACCAACTAATTTGCTAACGTGGCCACCTGCGTCATCACGTATGTTGCAAGTTGTTTCTGCCCAGGCACTTTTACCGGCTAATTTTACTTTACTGTTGTAGACATCGAGAATAATGTCTTCAAAGCTAAGGCTAGGACGCTTGAAGTCCACCACCTGCTTGGTTAATTCTGTTCGAGGGGTACTAACACCAAAGTTTTCAAACACCACGCGGAAGCGGTATTTGAGTTTGGGCATTAGTAAGCCCTGATTACTAGCACTTTGGTCACTTGCCAAAGGTACTGTCATTCTTGTTAATGATGCAACGGCCATAATCGTTATCTCCTATGCTTTTATTTACCACATCCGAGGTCAAAAAAAATGGGGGATAAAACCCCCATTTTCACCTCTAGCGGTGTGATTAACCAGCAGCTGGCGTGGTAGCCTGGCTTGCTGCAATCTCTCCAGTGTTCTTGATACGAACAGGGATGTAGATAAATTCAACTGCCTTCACAGGCTCGATTGCAATATCAACCCACAGTTCGTTAGCATCAATACGAGCTGGTGTGTTGTTCTGCAAATCGCAGACAACAACAAAATCGTAGAGACCACGTTTTGCAACTAGATCAATCATTAGTCCGTTAATAGCATTCTTGATTTCGTTGCGTGTGATTTGATCATTTGGCTCAAACAAGAATTGTTTACCAATTGAATTCAATCTACCACGCAAGAATGCAACCAATCTTGCTACGTTAATACGGTTCATTGCAGTTGTGTCTGCAGTAATAGTCTTGTTACCAAAGTTGGTAATTCCGATACCAGGCACAAATGTAATTGGATTAACTTGATTTACGTAAAGTACATCACGCAATCCTTGATTTACACCAGTTTGAACAAATTCGCCTGTAGCTGCATCAATATAACCAATCGCGCTAGCATTATCAACTACACCACGGCGTGTACCAGCTGGAGCTAACCAAGGATATGCAACTACGTCATTGCGAATCATTGTGCGAATCATCATATGACTTGGAGGCTGAACTACTGTACTGCCAGACAAATCATTGGTTTGGCAGCTGGGCCAGAACACACCAGAGTATGTGCTACCAGTGTTTAATCCATCTCCAGTTATGTAGCCGGCACCGTTGTTGTTTGTGGCCCAGGCCACAATATCAGTAGCATTTGCTGGCAAGCGCAATGGTGTGTCACCAATTACAAAAGCTGTGTTGTTGCGCTCGTTGTTTAGTGCAATCAGATTACTCAACAATTCAGGATATTGCGGGCAAGCAACCAAGTTGAATTGATTTTGTTCTTCGCGGATTGCAGTGCTTGAATCAATACCGCTCTTTAATGCAGCAACTACTAATGCTCGTTGAGCAAAGCGTCCCATATAAGGACTACCATCAGTTTTGTTACCGCTGGCAGTTACCCAAGAACTGGTAACCAAGCTAGACCAATAATTGGTATTGGTGGGCAATGTACCAACTGGTGGGGTAGGTACAGTACACACGTATAGACCAGCATTATACAGTACTTTCGATCCTACGTTATAACCAATGGTGCTTGACCAGTTGTTGAAGCTAAAATCAGTAGCATTAAAATAATTGCTTTGATAAGACTTGACGTTAAATCCACTACGGCGTGTGTTAAACAACAACATACCTGTTGGATACAACCCTGAATCAGGAGCATCAATGTCAAGATAATTACTGGTCAACAAGTTCTTGATAGTAGGAAGTGTTCCGCTGATTGGATTAGTAGTACCATTGGTATCCCATCGAGCATCAGCAAACAAGCAGCCGTTTTCAGTTGTTTGATCTGTATTGTTAATAGTTACCCATTGATCAACACCACTGGGATTGATCTGCCAACGTTTGATCACAGGATATAGTTCCAAATTGCTAGTATCAATCCACAGGTCACCGTACACCAAAGGAGTAGTATCACTTTGAGTTGTTGGGGCAGTTGGACTAATTTGCGGACCGTTAGGATCAGTCTGAGTCAAGTTATAACCACGAACATCATTGCTGACGTTTTTGTATCCTCTCCATGCTGAGCCATCGTTGATCATAATGTCAACCTGGTTGGTAGCACTGTAATACCAATAACGTCCGTCAACTGGATCAACAGTTGGTGCTGATTCGCTGGCTGTGTATGTTAGTGGAACCCAGCTTGATAAAATCAAGCTTACACCATCTTGTGCTGTGCGGCAACCATCAACTGTGTTGCTGAAACCCGCTGCAGTTACAGGAGTACCAGTTAAATTTTTAAGAACAATCACACCACCTTGGGTTTGTGTCAGTACAATAGCGCCAGAGCTATCAACACTGGCAACAACGTTTAGTACGTTGGTAGCACTCACTGCAGCAAGAAATGCAGAAGCAGTGGTTCCATTCACTGTGGCAGTAACAGGGCTTGTTAATGTAGAACTACCGGCAGTACTGGTCTGAATTGAGAAAGTGTTACCTGAAACAAAAGTCTGTGTAGTGTTACTACCAGTGATTACTGTTTGATTTCCACTGCCAAAATACTGACGCTCAAACAATTGCAATGTATAGGTATTGTTGAAATCACCAGTGGTTACATTGAGCTCCGGAGTTGTATTATACTGAGTATATGTTGCACCAGCAGGAATAGCTCGGCCACCACCAATTTGATCTAGTGCTGCATTGGCAGACGAGTCGTTTGCATACACAGGAGCAGCTTGTTGAATCCAGGCGCCCAAAGTTGTGCTGTATTTTTTAACAACCATGTTGGTACCAAGATTAGCTGATGTGGTCTTATTCCATACAGAGCCCAATGGACGTGGTTGGTCGTCGCTGGTTCTCCAACGAGGAACTGTGAAGTTAGGACTTTGTTGGAATGCTGGAGCATAATAAGTCTTCTCTAGAGTTACACCAAGTGTTGCTACCAGACCAGCAGTAGAAGCAGCTCCGAACACCACGGCGCCACCGCTTGCAGTAGAACCGTCAGCAGTAGCAGAACTGTCAATGCTGATACCAAGTCTATTGTTGATTACTGAACTGTAAACTCCTTGGATAGCAGCAGTGTTAATAGCTGCACTCAGTCCGGCCAAAGTGTTGTTAGGCGAAACTGGAACATTAACACTAGTACCGTTAATAACCAATGTGTTACCAGCAGTTAGTGTAGTTGTTACTGTGTTTGTAGCTGCCCACGAGAGCCAATTTAATTTCCAATCATCACTGCCAACCAACACCCAGGTGTTGTATAGATCGTACAATCTTGAAGCAGTGGTTTCTGCGCTGGTCACAGAGCCAGATTTGTAATACATTGGGTTAGCAGTGTTGGTGCCAACTATGGCATAATCACCAATGCTGCCATATGTAGAACTAGGAACGCCAACGTTTAAATCATTGGTGTTGGTAATAACTTTAGGAACTTTAACTGTAAATGCGCCTGTAACATCATTCCACTGAAAGCAACCCCATGCGGTGTTGGCAATGTCTAACCAGTATGTGTCATTTGCAGGTTCGCCTAATGGGCGAGTCAAGCTAGCAGTTAAGTCAGCTAGGTTAATGTTCACACGCTGAATGTAAGCACGATTTGTAACGCCCAATGCTGAATAAGCTGCAAGCAAGCCATATTCATTGAGCTCGTAGCCGTTGATTGGTGTACCAGCTGTTGTTTTATAAAAGAATGGGTTACCATAAGTGGCCACTAGGTCACGTTGGCTAGTAACCAGATAAACTTTGTTGGCGTTGGCCGCCAAAGTACCTGCAGCAACTCCTGTGCCAGATGCACTAATTTTGTTTTGAGCTGTTGCTAACAAAATATAAGGTACCGAGTTGGTTGCTGAAGGGATAAAATTACTCTCGTCAATGATCGAGACTTGTACGCCAGGTGAAACTAATGCCATTTGTAGGCTCCTTTTAAACTTTCTAATATTTAGTGATTAAATCAAAAACTAGGTGGTTACGGTACCTTTGGCAAAGGTTTTGTGTAAATACATCATGAGACCCACATGTAACGCTTGCAATCAACGTCTAGCAGCCGTAAATTATTGCCGTGACGGGATAACACATTATAGAAAAAAATGTGATTATTGTATAAGACGTGGACGCAAAGAAAAACCGCCGTTGCCAAGATGGCAAGCAGCGGGTTATAAGAAAAAGTCTTCGTGTGACCGGTGTGGGTTTAGAGCTAAGTTTCTTAGCCAGTTACTAGTATATCATGTGGATAACAATCTAGCAAATGTCAAAGGAGCAAACTTGCGGACTATATGTCTCAATTGTGTCGAAGAAGTTAATAGACTTGATGTCCCGTGGGTCAGGGGAGATTTACAAGCCGATCGGTAACTAGTCGACTGACCAGTTCTCGAGTGTTGCGTTTGAGATCGTTTAATGTTCCGTTGTTGTCAATTACATAATCAGCCATCCAAATTTCCAAGCTCATGCTGGATTTGTCTTCAGCTGGTAAATGATCGCCACGGTCCACCCAAATAGCATAATCAAACACATTGGTATTACGCATGGCATGGAACTCTGCTTTGTTTCGTAGTCCGCAATAGATCTCGTTCTCAGCAAAAATTTCTCGCCCCAATCTAGCATAATCATCACGACAGTAATCATGAATCATGTTGTACCATTCAGCACGATGATTGTGTCGATCTTCAAAGCACTGCTCGTAAGTGGTGTAACCGTACTTGGGTGCTAGTTCAGCATAGATAAACTTTTCAGCACAAAAGTCCGAACTGGATCTAAAGTTGTAACCAAATTCTTCACACAGAATATCACACACAGTATCTTTGCCGTGACGTGCGTTGCCAATAATCAGAAGCTTGGGTAATTTGTTCATACAATTGTTTCCTTAAACCAAGCTTCGCATTTTTCCCATGTGGTGTACACATGTGCAATGCCGCCTGCTGCGATCCACTCACCACAGTTGCTGTGTCGATCATCAATCAGGATATCTGTGGAGTTTTTGCAGTGGCGCCACTTGTCATGACTGAATGGACCCAGAATCACTGGCACATCAGGAAAGTGCTCCTGTGCCCAAAACACTTTGTCGCTGGCCGCAAAAGGCATGCTGTAATCATGAGGTAGTGCTGTTAAAAATCGCAAGTGTCCCCCAGTTTTTTGGGTTAACTCACGGCAATAGTTGACCAGTTCAACAGCACCGGGTTTCAAAGACAAACTACGGTAAAAGTGTGCGTCTGCTTTGAGCCGATTCCAATCTTCTTGTGGAATGCGTTCACCAGTATTGCGATCCCATCGCAACTTCAAAAAATCTTGAGCATGGGCCAGCCAGTCGGCTACCACATCATCCATGTCTAGATAAATGTTCATTTCAGTTCCTTGATATTTAAGTGTTGTAAAGTGCGTTGCAGCATGCCGATCTGTCTGCGACAGTCTTCAAGTGCATGATGACTGGTAGGTGGAATAGGTTGGTCAGGCCATAGTCTAAACAGTGTGCGGCTGTCGCACACTTGAAAATACTTCCAGGGCAAAGGTTTATGATAGCTTTTGTAAGCATGCTCTAGAATGTTCATGTCGTATGTGGGACCTTGCGCCCAGATGCGGCCGGAGTGCCAGATCAACCGCCCTAGTTCGTCCAAGGCCTGATCTAGTGGAATTCGTCCCTCTTCGCCAAATGCTTCTTCACGAGCATGTGCTGGCTGCGTGGCCCACCACTCAATTGTGCCTTGATCAATAGCACGATCTTCTTGGCTTTCCAATGTTACTCTTGCATAGTAAGATCGGCCACTATGACCTTGCCCAAAAGGATCAAAGCTTTGAGCCGCAATGGTTAGAATACAGGTATCTGGGCCAGTTGCTAGCCCTTCTAAGTCAATCATTAAATCTGCCATACTGTAAGTATAACAGATTATCAAAACATTTGCAAGATCAGTTTATCCAACAACGAATGTCAGTGGTTGACTTCCGTCTACATAGTTTGTGAGTTGTGTCAACAGAGCATCAATTTGAGTTTGTGCTTCGCCCTTCATGGCAGTGCCGTTTAGGGTGCCGCCACCTTGAGGTCCCGCAATGGTTCCAAACTTTTCACGTGCTTCACCAATAATCATTTTGGTTGCTGCCACAGTATAATCAC